GCCGGCTACCCGCGCTGGACAGAGCCCGCCAACCGGCGCCGCCTGATAGAGGTCCATCACCTGGACCGCAACCCGGCCAACTGCGACAGGAGCAACCTGGTAGCACTTTGCCAGCGCTGCCACCGGCGGCGGCACCGGGAACTCAGACAACAGGACCACGACGCCCACAATGCCCGCCTACCGGAATCGGATCAAGTCATTCCGCACGGTCAACGCGCGGGACATCCGGGAGAACCCGGAGAACTTCAGGCGGCACGGACAGGAACAGGCGGGGACCCTCAAAGCGCTGTTTGAGGAAGTCGGGGTAGTAGATGTTCTGAAGTGTGTAGAGACGGACGACGGCGAACTGATGCTTGTAGACGGCCACCTGCGCCGCGACCTCATCGGGTCCGGCACCGTGCAGGTGGCCGTTCTCGATTTGGACGAGCGCGAGCGCAAGCAGGTCCTGGCAGCCTTCGACCCGATAGGCGGGATGGCTGACACCGACAGCGCCGCCCTCGACGCCCTGCTGCAGTCGCTGGCAGAGACACCGCTTGTAGCGGCGCAGGAGGCTGCGGTCGCTACGGTGCTCGACGCCATAGGCAACGCAGAGAGCCCGGACCCTGCCGACTACGACACGGCCCAGCGGATCAGCAGCACCGCCGCGGACCACCTGCGTAACCTGGCAGAGCGCGACCCTCATCTGTTGGCCCAGGCCCAGGCGATCATCGTCGCCACCGGCCCAGGCAGGGAGTGCCTGGTGCTGACCGACCCGGACCTCGGCGACATCATTCGCGAGCTGCGGCTGCGCCACGAGCAGGGCGAGACGCACCCGCTGGACCGCCTCTTTGCGGCGATATGGGAGCCCGGCAGTGCAGCAGGCGCTACAGGCGATCAGTGAGGCTTGCGAGACCAGCCGGCCGGCCATCGCCTTTTCGGGCGGCTGCGACAGCCAAGTCCTCGCGCACCTGACCTACACGCGGACGCCGTACCGGCCACCGCTCATCATCGTAGACACGGGCCTGATGCCCCCGGCGGAGATACGAGAGGCGCAGGACTTCGCCGCGGCACTCGGCACCGACCTGCACGTGGCCCACCCGGATAGGGACCCGCTGACGCAGTGGCAGGCGCAGGGCTGGCCGATACTCGGGCCGCTACCGGCGCGCCAGTGGACGGCGAAGCACAAACACCTCGGCGTCAGACTCAACTGCGAGGCCTGCTGTGGCAGGCTCAAGATCAAGCCCGGCCGCAAGCTGACGCGGGACCTCGGCTGCAACGCGCAGCTAACGGGTGTTCGCGCCAGCGATGACCAGCAGCGCGGACAGCAGTTCGCCAAGCGCGGCAATGACCACGTAGTAGACGGCCTGCGCATAGTGCACCCGCTGGCGCACTGGACCGACGCGATGGTGCGGCGCTACCGGCGGGCGGCAGCTCTACCGAACCCGGAGAGCATGAGCCAGGGACAGGCCAGCAGCGGCTGCGATGTTTGCGCCGGGGCCTGGCGCTTCTGGGGCAACGCTCTCGCCGACGCCCGCAAACACTACCCGGAGCGCTGGCGGTGGTTCGTCCTGGAGTGCGGCGCGTGGCTTCCGCTGCTCGTGGTCAAGACCGGGCAGCCGACAGACGCCGTGCGGGAGGCAGTCACGAGACTCGGCGGACCCGAGGCACTCGTGAAGCACTTCCCGGAAGCACTCGACTACGCGCAGGCGAAGCCACTGCGAACCTACGGGAAGACCTGATGCCAGACTTTGAGGCCGTGAGCAAGCCGCTGGAGTGGTTCGTCCCGAATGACGAGAACTACCGCGGCCACAGCGAGCCACAGGTTCAGGTCCTACGCGAGAGCCTGCGCGCCTTCGGAGTGTACAAGAACGTGGTGGCCCGCCCGGACGGCACGGTGCTCGCCGGGCATGGCGTCATCACCGCCGCCAAGGCCGAGGGCCTGGCGGAACTACCCGTCTTCATCTTCGAGGGCACGGAGGAGCAGGCGCGGGCGCTGCTCGTCGCTGACAACGAGATCAGCAGACTCGCCGAGGATGACCCCGACCAGCTCAGCCAGCTACTCGCCTCCCTGCAGGATGACGGGATGCTCGCGCTGACCGGCCACGATGACGAGAGTCTCGCGGCGCTGCTGGAGGAGGTCGCGGAGCAGGCGCCGCCGACTGGGTTTGTTCCGCCGGAGGATGAGGGGCCAGGCGAGCCGCCAGTGGTGCCGGTGACGCAGCCGGGCGACGTGTGGCTGTGCGGGCGGCACCGGGTGGTGTGCGGGGATTGTACGGACGCGGGGGCGTGGGACTCAGTACTGCAGGGGCACAAGGCAAACGTCATCTTCACTTCGCCGCCGTATGCGATGCAGAGGAAAGAGCAGTATGGCGGGGTGCCTGCCGACCAGTACGTTGAATGGTTCCTCGGCGTGGCGGCCCTGGCGTGGTGCAACCTCGCGGACGATGGCAGTTTCTTCGTAAACATCAAGCCCCATGCGTCAGACAAGCAGCGAAGTCTCTACGTCATGGATCTGGTTTGTGGAATGGTCAGGGTCGGTTCATGGTTGCTCGTGGATGAATTCTGCTGGCTACGGACAGGCATCCCCCAACAGGTGGTGCATCGGTTCAAGAACGCATTTGAGCCTGTCTACCACTTTGCCAAAGGCGACTTCGCATTCTACCCCGAGGCGGTGCGCCATAAGAGTGCCGCCGTGCCGCTGGCGTTGGGGGTAGGGGCCGGGGACACGAATGCGGCGAGACGGCAGGGCAAGGGCGGCGGTGCAATTCAGGGCAACGAGATCGTAGAAGGAATGGCCTACCCGTCCAACGTGCTTGACTTCAAGCAGAACGCGGAAGCCATCGGACACCCTGCGGCATTCCCTGTCAAGTTGCCGGACTTCTTCTGCCGGGCCTATGGGAAGAAGGGCGACGTGATCTGCGACCCCTTCATGGGTTCCGGCACAACGATGATCGCCGCCGAACAGTCGGGGCGCGTGGCCTGCGGCACGGAACTACTACCGGCATACGTCGACGTCGCCGTCAAGCGCTGGCAGCGCCTCACCGGCCAGCCCGCCACCCTGGAGAGCACGGGGCAACCGTTCCCGCGAGAGACTGAGTAGCCATGCCCGACACCACAACCGACGCGCAGGAGCAGGCCGACAGAATCGGCCAATCATGGGAATACCTCGCCTGGCGCATGTGGTGCGCCGGCACGCGCAACCTCTCGGCCATTGCTCGCAGCCTGCAGGAGATGGAAGCGGCGGGCAGGATCGACAACTCGCCGCACGATCACCGCAACGTCAAGCGGGCCATTCAGCGGGAGAGTAAGCTCGCGCGAGAGGCCCTTGACGGTGACGAGACCGATGCGCTGATGGAGTACATTGCGGGCCTCGAGGAGCAGTTCGGCGAGGCTGACCGGCTGATGCGCACCGGCGACAACGACAACGCGAAGCTCGGCGGGCTCAAGGTGAAGGTGGACCTGCTTGCCAAGTTGGCGGCGGCGAAGGGCGTGGTCACGGAGCGCAAGGCCGAGCAGCACTCCGGAACGCTCGCCATCACAAACGTAGACGTGGCAGCGGTGGTAGACAATGCGGCAGCAGCGACAGCAGCCTGTGTCCTCCTTGACGCTCTTGGACATAGCGCGGATGACACCGGCGGGGCTGGCGAGACACGTAGCGCCCTACCCGTACCAAGTGGCGCGGCACCTCTCGCTGCTGAACCGGAAGCTCATGGATCTGACAGCGGGCCGGACGCGCCGCCTCATGGTGACGATGCCGCCGCGCCACGGGAAGAGTGAACTCTGTTCGCACTACTTCCCGGCATGGTTCCTCGGCAACTACCCTGACCGCGAGGTCATCCTCTGCAGCTACGAGGCGGACTTCGCGGCGAGCTGGGGGCGCAAGGTTCGCGACACGCTGACGGAGTGCCAGGAGCGCGGCGTCTTTCCGGTCGGTCCGCGTGGCGACGTGAAGGCCGCGAACCGCTGGCAGATAGCGAGCCACCGGGGGGGCATGGTCACCGCTGGTGCCGGGGGCGCGATCACTGGCCGTGGCGCCGATCTGCTCATCATCGACGACCCATTCAAGAACGCGCAGGACGCCAACTCGGAGACGATCCGCGAGTCGGTCTGGGCCTGGTGGCAGAGCACCGCCAGCACACGCCTGAGCCCCGGTGGCGTCGTGCTGCTGGTCAACACCCGCTGGCACCTCGACGACTTGAGCGGCCGGCTGCTCGAGTACGAGCCCGAGCGCTGGCAGGTGGTCAACTTCCCCGCTGTCGCCGAGGAGGCGGACGTGCTCGGCAGGCAGCCCGGGGATGCTCTGTGGCCGCAGCACTACCCGCTGGCGACGCTGCGGGAGATGGAGCTTGTCAGCGGCAGCTATTGGTGGGCAGCGCTGTACCAGCAGCGCCCGGTCACCCGCGGCGGCGAGATGTTCCGCCGGGAGTGGTTCCGCATCGGCAAGCCCGCCGGACACGTGCTCGCCAGGGTGCGCTATTGGGATCGGGCGGCGACCGCACAGAAGGGCAGCGAGGATCCCGACTGGACGGTCGGCGCCCTGGTCTCGCGCCCGGCGGATGGCGCATACTGCATCGAGCACGTCGAGCGTTTCCGCGGCGGTCCCCTGGAGTGCGAGCAGCGCATTCGCCAGACCGCCGAGAGCGACGGCCGCGCGGTGCCCGTGTGGATGGAGCAGGAACCCGGCAGCAGCGGCGTGGACACGATCGACAACTACCGGCGGCGCGTGTTGGTCGGCTACTCCTTCCGCGGCGACCGGGTGAGCGGCGACAAGGAAAGCCGGGCGGACCTGTGGGCGGCACCGGCCGAGGCGGGCCTGGTGAGCGTGGCCCCCGGCGCGTGGAACAGCGACTTCCTGGCCGAGGTGGAGCAGTTCCCGCGCGGCAAGAAGAAGGACCAGGTAGACGCGGTGAGCGGTGCGGTGAAGTGTCTGGGTGCTAACCAGGTCCGCCCCCAGGGCACCGCCGCCCCCGTCACGATCCAGCGCAGGAGTATTATCTGATGGCGAGCAAGCACCGCCGCACCCAACCGACCGTGCAGACGCTCGCCGACTCCAGCGCGTCACCGCCTCCGGTCGTCGCCAAGGGCCGGCCGGGCAGCGCCACCACCCGTGGCCGCAGCGCCCCCGTTGATTGGGAGGGCTTCAGCTACGGGCCGTATGAGAAGTTCCCGAGCGCACAGCAGGCCGTCATGGACGGCTACCTGATGCAGCGCTACGACCCCACCATTGGCAGCGCGTTCTCCCTGCTGTCCATGCTCATCTGCGGTCACCTCGGCGAGTACAAGCACGAGAACCCGCGCATCGAGGAGTTCGTACGCGGCGACCTCGACAAGATGTCCGGTGGCCTGCGCAGCACGGTCAACGCGCTACTCTCCTCCCTCTGGGCAGGCTACGCCATCGCGGAGCGCGTCTGGGCGACAGAGGGCAGCGCCTGGCACCTGGAGCGCCTGGACCTGCTGCACCCGCTGACGTTCTTCCCGCGCCATGGCGGAGACAAGGCGGGCATTGCGCTCGACCCGGCCGAGGGGCGCGTCAAAGAGGTCGTGCAGTACCCGTGGAAGTTCGGCGAGGAGCCCGTCCCGTTCCCGGTGGCCGACGTGGTCTACTGGCCTTTCATGCGGCAGTTGCGCGAGGAGGTGTACGGTCGGCGCCTGACGGACAGGGCGCGGCGGCCTTGGTACATGCGGGTGAAGATAGAGAGCTTCTGGGGCATCTTCTGCGAGCGCTTCGCCCACCCGACGCCCATCTTCCAAGTGCCCAAGGGCCAGCAGGTGGACGCGCAGGGCAACCCGACGCAGAATGCCGAGTTTTACGCGCAGGCCATTAACAACCTCGCACCGGGGCGCGGCTGGGCTCTCGAGTGTGACCCGGACGAGAAGTTCAGCTTCGACCTGCTGGAGACCAAGTCCGGCGGCGATACGGCCTACGAGCGCGCCTGCTCCTACTGGAACGCGGAGTCGTGGAAGTCCGTACTCATGTCGCCGCTGATCCTGGAAGAGCCGGCGCATGGTAGCCGCGCGCAGACGAGCACGGTCTTTGAGGTAGCGCTTATGCTCGTGGACGCCATCCGCGCGGAACTGGGCGGCGTGCTCGTGCACCAGGTCGCGCGCCCGCTGATCGACTACAACTTCGGCAGCGTGGGTGACTACGGCGAGTACGAATGGGATGAGCTGCGGCAGGACGACCTGGAGAGCATGGCCGCCATCGTGGAGCGCGTGGTGCGCGCCGGGGCCATCGCGCCGACACCTGCCGATGAGGCGCGGCTGCGCGAGAAGTTCGCGGACGCGGGCTTCGCGCAAGTAGAGGACCTGACGGAAGAGGATCTGGCAGCGCAGGTGGCGGGGAAGCAACTGCGGCTGCCGGTGGGGTATGGGGCATGAGCACCGCCGCCTTCACCATCGCCCGCAACGAGCCGCTCTTCCTGCCGCTCTGGCTCACCTACTACTCGCGGCGCGTCGATGCCCTGTTCGTCCTCGACCACGAGAGCGACGACGGCAGCACCGAGGGCCTGCCCTGCCGGGTGGTCCGCGTCAGCAACGGGGGCCGCTGCTTCGACCATGCGTGGCTGTGCGCGACCGCGACGACCTTTCAGACGTGGCTGCTGCAGAGCTACGAGCAGGTCATCTACAGCGACGTTGACGAGTTCCTGTGCCACCCGGACGGTCTCGGCGCGTTCCTCGCCGGCCACCGTGGCAGCAGCGCCCGCGCACGCGGCTACCACCTCGTGCAGGACGACCAGGAAGCGCCCTACGAGCCCACGCGGCCGATCATGGAGCAGAGGGCCACGTGGCGACCCGATCCCCTGTATGACAAGTCGCTGGTGTCGCGCGTGCCGCTCAAGTGGGACCTCGGCTTTCACCGGCTGGAGGGGCTGTGCCATGCGCCGTTCGCCGAGGGCCTGACGCTCGTGCACCTGCACCAGTTCGACCGGGCGGCGTGCCACGAGCGACACGCGGAGCGCCTGGGCTGGCAGTGGGACGAGGGGCAGCTACAGACGCGCAACGGCGAGCAGTGGCGGCTCGAGAGGGATGCGCTGGACCAGTGGCTTGACGCCGGCCTGGCGGGCGCGGAGGCAGTGCCGGAGTGGGTGAGAGGACAGTTCTGATGCCATGCTTGACCGCTCCGTCGACATCCTCCGCGCCGGCCTCCGTAAGGGCGCCGCGGCGTGGCTTGATGACTTCGCCCGCCACTACTCGCGCACCGGCCGCGTAGACGGCTCCGGCGCCACGGTGGGGGACTACCTCGCCGATGCGCTGGAACAGGCGTGGCTGACCGCCTGGGCCGCTACCGGGCGCGACCTGTCGGCCCTCGTGCGCGACCGCTTCCGCGTGCGCGCCGTGGCCGTGCATGACGCGCAGCCAGCGCCGCCGCAGTACACGCAGCCCTCCCCGCTGCCCTTGCCGGCGGACTTCCGCACCTGGCTGGAGACGCACACCCCGGCCGAGGGTGGCACCGGCCCAGTGCCGGTCTCGCGTAGCATTGGCGAATGGCTGGCAGAGCACGAGGCCAGCGTCAACCGGTGGGTGCCGCGGGAATACGTGGACCGCTACCTGCGCAGCCGCCTGCCGCCGCTCGTGGGCATCGCCGATCGCAACCTGCTCGAGCGGGCGCGCGACCTCGTAGCCGCCAACGTGGAGCGCGGGTTCGGCGTGCGCGAGACGGTGCTGACGCTACACCGGCAGTTCAGCGACTTCAGCGCCGCGCGGCTGGAGAACATCGCCCGCACGGAGGGCGCGGTCTGCTACGAGCACGGGCATCTGGCGCGGTATCTGGCGGACGGGCTAGTCGAGGGCGTGGAGTTCTCGGCGATAGAGGACGACCGCACGACCGAGACCTGCAAGTGGCACGACAAGCGCTGCTACAAACTCGGCAGCGAAGTGCCGACGCCACCGATGCACTACCAGTGCCGCAGTACGCTGCTGCCGATCCTGTTCAACGAGACGCCGCAGTGGACGACGGAGCAGCCGCCGGACGACGCGCAGCCGCTGAATGGCTTCGGCACGGTGAGCCCAGGGCTGCTGCCGCCAAACGTGACGAGCGAGCAGCTTTTCAGCGGGGCCGAGCAGACGGCGTTCCAGTTGCCGGCAGAGATACCGATGCCCGCGTTTAAGCCGGCGGCGGCGGTGACGCGGCGCACGCAGGACGCCATCCGGCGCGGGGAGCGCAAGTGGGACGAGCGGCCAAGCTGGAGGGACAAGCAGGCGGCGGCGAGAGCGAAGGCAGCACAGCCGAAGGCATCTCAGCCGAAGGTGCCACACCCAAGCAGGACCCGGCCGGCCAAGGTCAACGGGTCACCGGTCGCACAGGCTGACGGCACGGCCATTCCCATTGACAAGCTGAAGCGCGCCCGCAACGGGCATTCCCTCGACTGGGTAGCGCGGCGGGCGGATCTGCTTGATGACCCGTGGGTTCGCTCATTGACAACCGAGGAGCGAGAGGCCGTCTGGAAGTGGACGCGCTACAAGTTCCAGCGGCCGATGATGCGCTACATCGAGACCGGCGAGGGGACAGCCGAGATCGCACGCGACGCGGAGGCTATGCTGCGAGCAATGGCAAAGGCTCCCCGCCACGTAGGAAACATCTACCGCGGCCTGGCAGACGTGTCCGACGCCAACCTCGACTACTACCGGCAGTTAGCGCAGCAGCGCGGCTCCATCGACTTCGCCAGCGTGCGTAGCTCGAGCAAGCTGGAGGCGGAGGCGGCCAAGTTCGCCGCTCGTACTCAGCGGGGCGGTAACGCGGTTGTGCTGGAGATCAGACAGCGCAGCGCCGTGGACATTTCGGAGCTGAGTTCCTTCGCCTGGCAGCGCGAAACACTTGTGCCAAAGGGCATGAATTGTCGTATAATCGACGTGGTAGAAGAGCGCACCAGAGGAGGCCGCACGTGGTTCCGCGTGATGGTGGAGGAACTGTAGACCCCAAAGAGGAGCTACAGAAGTTCGGCGATGTAGGTGACCTCACCGGCGTCAACTTCCCGCCTGTCGAGATCGACGGGAAGCTGTACACGCGTGAGGAGGCGCTGGAGTACTTTCGCCAGCGGCGCGCTGCTCAGGTGAAACAGGAGGACAAGCCCTGATCGCGTTCAACGCCAAGAGCGGACCATTCGCCGCGTTATCCAACTTCGCCGCCTCGCCCTTCGAGCTTGACGGCCAGCAGTGGCCGACCGTGGAGCACTACTTCCAGGCACAGAAGTTCGTGCAGCACGATCCCGAGTATGCTGAGCAGGTGCGACTGGCAGCGACACCCGGCGCCGCAAAGCGCATGGGCCGCAGCCGCCAGCACCGGGTTCGCGAAGACTGGCTGGGCGCGAGGGAGCCGATCATGCTCACCGCCCTGCGCGCCAAGTTCACCCAGCACGAGCCGAGCCGCGCGGTGCTGCTATCCACCGGGGGCGAGGAGCTTGTGGAGCATGCGCCCTGGGGAGATGCCTACTGGGGCGACGGTGGTAACGGCACGGGCCGCAACCGCCTCGGCGTGCTCCTCATGCAGGTACGCGAGGAGCTACATGCCTGACGCCTCACCCTGCCCCTGTGGCGCGCCCGCGGAACTGACGATCAGCCACCTGCCGGTCTGCCGCGCCTGCTACGATGAGGCGCTGCGGCAGGAGGGGAGCATCATGCCCGCGCTGCCCGAGGGCGAGGCGGTAGTGGTGCGCCAGGGAACACGGGTGTGGCGACGGTGGTGGTGGCCGACGCGCGGGCCGCCTGACGAGACCTGACAACCTGACTGAGTAGCAACGAGAGCCTCGCGGCAACGCGGGGCTCTTTCGATTCCGCCACCCGCGCCTCGGGAGCCGCGCCATGCACATCCGCCAGTTCTGTAGCACACTCACCATCCCCGGTTGGCTCATGCCCGCGGAGGCCGAGTGGCTCACCCGCACGGTCGCCGAGCACCCGGCCGGTGGCGTCTGCGTGGACTGCGGCAGCTACGCGGGCCGCAGCGCCGCCTGTCTCGCCTACGGGTGCAAGGTGCGTGACGACGGCAGTCGCGTGGTGAGCGTGGACCCGTATGAGCGTGACAACGTGCTGATCGCCAGCGGCAACGTGACGCCCGCCGACTTCTGGCGCAACCTGCGCGCCCTGGGCCTCGCCGAGTATGTGACGCAGTACGTGGAGCGCTCGCCCGCGGGAGCCGACCATGTAGCCGACAGCAGCGCCTGCCTCGTGTTCCTCGACGCCGCGCATGACCGGGCCAGCGTGGCATCCGACCTCGCCGCCTGGGTGCCGAAGCTTCTGCCGGGCGGAGTGCTCGCCCTGCACGACTACGCGCCGGGGCTGGACTGGACGGACGTGCGGGCCGTGGCGCACGAGACGTTCGGCGCCGGGGCGCTGCACGAACTGGAGCCGCCCTCGGTAACCGGCCTCGGCTGGTGGATCAAGCCGCAAGGAGAGTAACCATGCCCTACAAGAGCATTTCGCAACTGCCGCCGATGGTGAAGAACTCGCTGCCGGCCGAGGCGCAGCGCGTGTACCTCGCCGCGTTCAACAGCGCCGCCGAGAAGGCCCCCGGGGACGAGATGAAGTGCGCGAAGATCGCCTGGGCCGCGGTGAAGAAGGCCTTCGCCAAGGACGAGAAGGGTGCGTGGGTGGCCGTCGAGGCCAACGCCGCAGAGCCGCCGGCAGGCCACATCGACCTGTACCTCAGCGACGTGACCAGCGCGGTAGAGATCGTCACCGCGGAGAGCGGCAACCTCATGGCGCGGGGTCTGCCAGTGCTGCAGGTGGGCTGCTGGAACGGGCGCGACTACAGCGCCGAGGACCTGCAGGAACTGGCCGGCAACTTTACGGCCATCCGCGACAGCGACGCCTGGGAGCCGCCGATGCGGCCCTACCATGCCTATGACCGCGAGGGCCGGCCGGTGTCGCACAGCGCTAGCGAGACGCTCGGGTGGCACAAGGCCTTGCGCTACGACGCCGCCACGCAGCGCCTACTCGCCGACGTGGAGTTGGTGGACCGCCAGACTGCCGCGGACATGATCAGCGGCAAGCTGCGCTACGTGAGCAGCGAGATCGCCCGCGACGCCTACACGAGCCCAGTCACCGGCGAGGGCTATGCGCTGGCCTATGTGGGCGGCGCGTTCGTGGACAACCCGGCGGTGAAGGGCATGCCTTGGAGCGTGGTGCTCAACGCGGCCGAGTACGGGCACGCGGGAGGCGAGTATGAGGAGCCACTGGCCGCCGAGGCCATTGACCAACTAGACGCAGACGAGACCGCCGGTGCTACCGGCAACGAAGCCGGAACACCCGGCGCGAAAGGAGCAGTACGTATGGGCTTGTTTGACACGCTCAAGGCCAAGTTCAAGGGCTACGGCGTCCCGGACGAGGCACTGGCCGAGCTGGACCAGCTCGCCGAGAAGCCGACCGATCCCCCGCCCCCGGCCGCGCCTGTTGCGGCCACACCTCCGCCCCCCGTGACACCGCTCGCCGACGAGGGCCTTCGCCGGCAGATGGAGCTGCTGGAGGCCGCGAAGACCGCGAGTGAGGCCCGCATCGAAGCCCTGGAAGCCGAGCGCCGCCAGGAGAAGGCCAAGCACGCCGTCGAGGCCTGGACGCGCGACGGGAAGCTTGCCCCGGCCAAGGGGCCCGCTGCACTCGCCCTCGTGGAACGCCTGAGCATGGACGCCGTCCCTGTCGCCACGCTCGCCGACGAGGGCACCGGCAGCCGCCAGGTCAGCGCCCTCGACCTGCTGGCCGAGATCATCGACAGCCGCGAGCCCGCCGTGTCCACCAAGCCGCGCGGCAACGTCTGGCAGGGCGGCGACAACCCGGACGCGGCCGCGATCATGAGCGAAGACGAACTGCGCAAGGTCGCCGCCTTCGCCGGCGGCGGCGGCAAGTAGGACTCTCAGAACGGAAGGAGATCCACAGATGATTAAGCAGACCTTTAGCACCATCGAGGGGGGCGTCTTCGAGCAAATCATCAGCACGAAGTCGCTGATCATGACCTCGACCGCCCTCAACCCGATCACCACGGGCGCCCGTGAGAAGTACCGCATCCACCGCGGCACAGTCCTCGGCCCCATCGACGCCGGCGGCTTCGTCGCGCCAGTCGTGCGGAGCCGCATCATCGCGACCGCGCCTAGCGGCAGCGCCTCGTTCTACGTGGACGATGCCAGCGGTTTCATCGCCGGCGACGTCTGCCTGTACTACAACAGTCTGGCCGGCACTGCCGCCGCCGCCACCGTGAGCACCGTCACCGAGGCGACGAACCTCGTGACCATGACCACCACTCACACCGCCGCCGCCGGTGACTACCTCGAGAAGGCGTACAACGGCGCGCACGGCAACACCACCGCCGCCATGAGCGAGGGCGTCACCCAGACGCCTGACTGCGTCATCCTGCTGGTGGACGTGGACATGCTCGCCGACGACGACACCACGGTCATCGCCGTTCCCTGCGTCGGCGTCGATGCCGGCGTGATCCGCGTCAGCAACCTCACCGGCTCCTGCTGCGCCACGTTCGACAACGTGAACCTGCGGGCTCAGTTGCCGCGCATCCGCTTCGATAACGTCACGGCCGGCAGCTAGCCGACCCTCTAGAAAGGAGTTGAAGACCATGCTTCCGAGTGAACTGCGCGAAGAGAATCTGGTTGGCCTCTACACCATGTTCGCCAACTATGATTCGCCGCTGGCGAAGTACTTCACGCCCCAGTCCGCGCCCGGCACCGGCCGGTCCATCGCGTACAACGTGTATGAGTACCGGCGCGCGATGTCGAAGCTCACCTCGTACGGTGGCCCCGTGCCGCGGGGGAAGATGCCCGTGCGGTACAAGTGCACCTATGAGGCCATCACCACGCAAGAGGCGATGGACCTCGACGTTGACACGCTGAACAACCTGGTCGAGGCTGGCACGAAGTCCGCGAACGGTCAGGCCCAGCTCTCCACCGCTATACGGCAGGTGCGCCTCAACATTGAGCGCCGCCTCGACTGGCTGCGGGCGCAGTGGCTGACGGCCGGCGCCTGTCTGTCCAGCGCAGGCGTCGTCCCCATAGAGCCCACCAGCACCGGCACGGCCTACCTCGACTATCCCGAGTTGGCGGACACGACACCGCTGGCTATCCCGCTCGGCTATTCCTCCAGTCACATCGACGCGGGAGTGACCACCGCCTCCTGGGCGACGTCCACGACCGACATTCGCGCCGACCTGGAGGCCGCCACCACCAAGGTATCCAACGACAGCGGCGTGACCGCCAAGCATGTCATTCTCAACAGCAAGACGTTCGGGTACATCACCCGCAACGACGACGTGCTGAGCAGCATCAACATGGCCAACACGATCGCTGCCACCGGCACAGTCACCGGCCTGTGGGGCTACACCTGGGACGTGATCGACCTCATGCTGCCGTTCGAGTCGGAGACGATGGAGACCGACACCGGCGGCACGGGCATGTTCAAGGCCATCCCCGACGACCTGGTCATCGTCACGACCGCGGACAATATCGCGGCCGGACGCATCATGCGCGAGTGCAAGCCGGGCGACTACAACGCTCCGGACAGTGCTCGCGGCATCTGGCCCTTCTCCGACAAGTCCGAGGCGTTCCCGCATGAGCCAACCGTGGGCTTCACGTGGACGGGCGGGCCGGAGATCGGCATTCCCGACGCCACCTACATCTACACCAAGGTGACCGACACCAGCTAGCCGCACCAGGCGCGAGAGGCTGGAACAACTAGACCGCCATCATATCCCGCACTATCGCGGGACAGCAGGACCAGAGGGGCCTTCCTTAGTGGAGGCCCCTCGCTCATTTTGGGGAGGACCTTCCTGGGAGGGAAGACAGTGGAACTCAAGCACGGAGACACCTGCCCCTGCTGCGGGCAGACGGTGAAGCTCAAAGAGAAGCCCTATACCTGCCAGCAGTGCGGCAAGGAAGGCACCTACACCAGCAAGCGTCCGCGACTGTTCTGCAGTCACCGATGCCGTCAGGCAGACATCCGGGCGCGAGCGAAGGCGGGGGTGCCTTCATGAGCACCATCTTCGCTGCCGTGATCCTGGCCTGTAACGAGCAGGAGTGCCTGCCCCGCTGCGTCGAGTCCTTGGCCGACCTCGCCGAGCTTCACATCAGCGTAGACACCGCCAGCACCGACCAGACGGAGGCGCTCGCCCGCCAGTACACGCCGCACGTGTACGCGCACAGCCTCGCCGAGAGCAACAGTTGGGCCGCCTGCCGCAACGCTCTGCAGGACGCGGCAGAGGCCGCCAGCGCGCACAAGTGGTTCCTGTGGATCGACCCTGACGAGTGGGTGCTACAAGGGCGCGAGAACCTCGGCCGCCTGTTGCAACAGGCCGAGCAACTGGAGCGCGGCGGCATCATGGTGCGGATGCAGGACATGCCCCTCGGCGCAGAGCCCGGCGTGCGCGGGGCCTCCTGGCAGAACTGCAAGTTCTTCACCCGCGGGCAGAGGTTCAGCCGGCGCCGGCACGAGCACTTGCCGACAGACATCGTGCGCGCCTACTGCACGGAGGTGGTCATCGGTCACCAGAAGCTACAGCGGCCCGAGGTGCAGGAAGCGGCCGGCCGCATCAAAGCCGACCTACAGGCACTCACCGCGGACTGGCAGGACTGGCACGACCAGCGGGCCGCGTACTACGTGGGGGAGGCGTTCCTCAGCGCGCAGAAGGATCCGGAGACTGCGCTGCTGTGGTTCCGCCGCGGCATGGACCTACCGGACAACATCGTCGGCGCGCGGTCACAACTGTACGCTGGCCTGTTCGGCGCGCATCGGGTGCTCGAGCAGTGGGATGAGGCCCGGCGCGCCACGCACTGCCGCTGGGCCGAGGACTGGCACGACGCCGCAGACTGCGCGTGGCAGCTCGGGGCCCTGGCGAGCGACCAGCAGCACTTCGATGAGGCCGAGTGGTGGTTCAACCTACTGCTCAAGGGCCTGCCCCCCGTCGAGGAGGGCATCAACCAGGTGCTCGTGGCGAACCCCGTGGAGTTGGCGCACTGGGGCCTCGCGGTCATCGCCAGCAAGCGCGGCCTCCTGACTGAGCTGGACGTGCACCTGCGCGCCGCCGAGCGCTGCGGGGCGCGGCCGGAGTATGCGGACCTGCGGGCCAAGTTCGCGGCCCACTGCGCGAGAGGGGCAACTGCTGATGGGTAACGCCTGGGCGACAGTAGGCGACGTGCGAGACGAGCAGCTACCCGACGCCGACGACTTCCTGACCGGCGTCACGGATACCGGCTCCTACATCACCGCGAAGATCAATGAGGCCAGCGACCTGGCGCGCACGTACCTGAGCCGCTACAGCTACTTCTTCCCGTCGTGGACCGCGACGACCGTGCCGGTGGCGCTGCGCCATGCGGTAGTAGACATCACCGTCCACTACATCACCAGCCGGCCGACGAAGCTGGCGCGCACCACGCTCGAGAAGACCACCTGGGAGCGCAACTACGACAACGCGCTGGCCTGGCTGGAGAAGCTGGCGAAGGGCACTGCGGAGCTGGACGTGCAGTGGCCCAATGAGAATCCGCTGGTCAGTGGGCACCGGTGTGTGATGTCGCCGAAGCGGAGGCCAATGGCGTGACGCAAACACAGGGTGAGAGGCTGATAGCAAAATGGCAGCAGCGTTGTGGCCTAGGAGAGTGGACGATCCGACTGCTACTCATCGATGCCAAGACGCTGACAAATGGCAACTGGGGAGAAATCCATAGCAACGATGAACTACTCGAAGCTGTGATGCTCCTGCCGAGCAGGCGACTTCTTCGCGAGGCTGAGCAGACCATTTGCCATGAACTTGTGCACCTCGTCAATCATGAGCAGTGCAGTCTACTGGAAAGCGTCTGCTCGGGCCTCAACGCGAGGCACAAGACATCAATTCTGGGACTCTGGGCTACCGCTGAGGAGCGCCTCTGCAACCGCCTTGCGCGCGCCCTGAGCAACACTACGCAGATATCAGACCCAAAGCAGTTTTGCGACGAGGAGTCGCCGTTACCCCGCGGAGAGGAATAGGTCGTGGAAACCGCACTGCGCGTCACTATCGACGACCGGGAGCTACAGGCGCGGCTACGGACGATCATCCTGCAACTCGGCGACAAGGGCGAGGGCCTCATGCGCGCCATCGGCTACTACATACGCCGGCGCACCGTGACGCACTTCCGCGAGGAGAGCGACCCGCAGGGCAAGCCGTGGGAGGAACTGGCAGACAGCACTGTCGCCGCCCGACGTATCGGCAAGCAGGCGAAGCGCGGCAAGGCCCCGCGGAAGATCGCCATCCTGCAGGACACCGACACCCTCCGCGACCGCATCGAGTCCATCGCCGACAGCACCAGCGTGGACATCGGCACAAACGTCTTCTACGGTCCCTTCCACCAGATGGGCGCGCCCCGGGCGAACATCCCCGTGCGCGAGTTCCTGGGCATCGGGCCGGCCGACGCGCGGGCGATCCATGACCTCGCGTGGTCCTACCTCATTCGCTGCACGTCAGGGCGGTGAC